CAATTATTTTGCGGTTAAGTTAGCATTTCTAAACGAAATGCATTTAATTTATAAAAACAATGAATTGATTAATTGGGATGTTGTAATGGAAGGATTTCTAAGTGATGGACGTATTGGCCACAGTCACAATAAAATAGCCTTAGATGGGAAGCTAGGGTATGGCGGTGCTTGCCTACCAAAAGATATAAAAGCAATGTATTCATATGCTAGTAAGTTAGGTTTAGACCATGAATTTAATGTGTTAAAAGGTGCTATTGATAGTAATACACAATTAAGGGGGGAATAATGGTAAATATAACAGTTGATAAAAAAAAGACTAGCAAAAAGTTAGCAAAAAAAACTAGTAAAAAAAAAGTTAAAAAAACTAATGAATATAAACAAAAAACAAAAATAGCAACAAATAAATGGAGAAAAAATAATCCTGAAAAATTTCAAAAATCACAAATGATTTCAAAATGGAGAAAAAGGGGTGTTATTGAGACATGGTATTATACATTTGATATTTTATATGATTGGTACATGAAAACTACTCATTGCGAAAATTGTAATATTCAATTAACGAATGATAAAAAAAGAAAACCTACTACTAAATGTCTTCATCATATTCACGAAACAGGAGAATTTGAAATGATTGTTTGTCATTCCTGTAATGTTCGTCTCAAATAAAAGATAGACCAATTATAATTTTAATTTATTAATTTATTTTTTTATAATTATTATTCATATAATAATAATCATGTCTGTTGTGAACCATAATATTGAGATAGTTCCTTCAAATGTACCAGCAAATGGTAGCATCTCTTATAGAGATGGCAACCCCGTGATACAATTTATTTTGGGTGAACAAGACAGAATGCTTTTAGGTAACTCTGTAAGATTCACTGGTAAATTCCGTGCGCTTTTATCTAGTGCCTCTTCTAGCACCTCTGGAACATCTAACCTTGCCATGAGTGAAAAATTAGGTGTTTACTCGTGCATTGATACTCTCACTATCAAATCCCAAAGAACTGGTCAGACCATAGAATCGATTCGTCACTACAACAGATTCCTTTCCTCGTATCTTCCTGTTACCACATCGGAACAGGATAATATGGGACACACATATGAAACAGCACTAACTCTTCCTAACTATGCTGCTTTCCAGGAATCAGTTATTAATATTCCATCATCTTCTAGCACTATGAATCATTTTTGTATGCCCCTCCCCTGTGGTCTTCTTAATGGCGGTCAACCACTACCGCTTATGGCGGAAGCAGTAGGTGGTCTTATCATAGAAATAAATCTTTCACCAGACCAACAGGTCTTCCATACCCAAGGTGATGATGATAATGCTTCATACACGGATAGTTTTTATGAATTCAAGGATGTATCTCTTGTAGCAGAATTAATGGAGCCTGATGCTCAATCTGTCCAACAGATGAAATCTCAAACCTCTGGCACCTATGAATACAACAGTATCTCTTCTTATTATCAAACCATTAACTCTGGTAATGGTATCATTAATTTCCAGCTTGGTTTATCGAGAGTCCTTGGTGTATTTGCTAATATTGTCCCTGCAAGTCATATTAATAATCTCTTATATGATGGTCTTTCTACCCTGTATCCTACTAACAGTGGTGGTGGATCGGCAGATATCAATGAATTATTCTTTACTAGAAATGGTGTTAAATTTCCCATTGATTACAATATTAATACCCTTCAACAGAAAAATTCATCAAATACCACTGCTGATTCTCAGATCGTTGAAGAATATATGAATGCTGTTATGAAATTTGCAGATATCACTAGAACATCTCTCCGCCCACAAAATGTTAGATTATCGGATGATGCTAGATTTGATAAGGATTTTGCATTTGGTGGATGTGGTTTCGGAATTGGTGTAGCTCTTGACAGCATCTCTGATCAAGGTATTGATTATTCAAATGTCAATTTCGGTATCAATATGAATCTTGATTTAGATACAGATTTTGCACAGGCATTCTTCGTCTTTGTCCATGCCAAGAACACCCTTGTCTTTGGACCACAAGGTCTGCAGGTAATTAATTAAAAATAAAATATTTGATTGATTAAATGAGTTTAGCAAGAGAATCACAATTAAATCAAGATGTTAAATGTATTGAATATCATAAACATAAAAAGAATGGTTATTTTGTTGATATAGGTGCCTATGACGGTATAGATTTATCTAATACATTTATGTTGGAAACAGTATATGATTGGAAAGGTATCTGTGTTGAACCAGTATTAAATAATTTTAAACAATGTGAAATAAATCGTCGAAATAGTATTTGTGTAAATAAATGTATTTATGATTTTGATGGAAAGGTACCTTTTGATGAAGGTAAATCTCATGATATGTTATACGGAATATGTGATGAAGATAAAAAAACATGCACGAAAGAATGTATTACATTTACAAAATTATTAGATGATAATAATGCTCCTAATATTATTGATTTTGTTAGTTTAGATACAGAAGGATCGGAATTAAAAATATTACAATCATTAGATCATGATAAATATACGATTAAATATTTGACTGTGGAACATAATTGTAAAGTTGATTATCAAAAACAAATTCAAGATTTTATGAAAAGTAAAGGATATGATTATTTAGAAACCAATCAATGGGATGATATCTTTATTAAAAAATAATTTTTTAATTTAAATTTTTTTAATTTATTCATTATAAATAAATATAATGATGTCTTCTGATTTAGGATCCACTGCCCCTGAAGATGCTACCCCTGTTGCCGATACTATGGTTGAAAGAGCACCAGTTCAGCCGAATGTCCCAGATCTTCTCCGTGTCTCTCCTATGGAGACCAGCACAGCCACGGATGTCGAGACCTCAATTCTAGACCCTGCGGTAAAAAGTGATTCTTTTTGCCGATTTGTTTTCTTAAACAAAGGTATTTTACATTCTCATTCAAAAGTTGCACTTTCTGTTAATACTGATGCTAATGAAAGATTCTTTCCTCTTGGTGTTGGTGTTGCATCTCTTATTCAGAGAGCAGCTCTCAAGATTGGAACTAAAACCATTCAAGAGATTGATGGATACAATTACCTCACTGCTTACAAATCGATGTTTATTTCCAATGAACATCAGTTAGAAAGAGAACAGGTTCAATCGGGTCGTGTTATTGCTCATGAGTTTAGATATGATGATTCGGGTGATAGCACTGGTGGTGCAGATAGCAACACTAAAGCATTCACCTATGGTTTATCGAACGGTCGTGAATACAATGGTGGTGTTGGTGCTACCAAAGATTTAAGTACTCCTGACTGGGCTGATCTTGCAGGAAATCCTGTTTTCCAAATAGCATTATCTGATTTATTCCCAATGTTAAAACAGACTCAGCTCCCTCTCTACATGATGAAGGAACAGGTATCTGTTGAATTAACATTTGATCCTGTTGCAAAGAATCGTGTTTGCCAGCGTAGTGGTGTTGCTACCAGCACTCCCACCATTAACACGGATGAATTAAAATTAATTGCTGATTACATTTATTATCCTCAGGAAATGATGGATGCCTATGCCCAACAGAACAGCACCATATCAATCACTCATTTTGATTATCGTCATAGTAAATTATCTATCTCTGCTACCTCAACCTCTGGAACCACTCAAATTAGAAATCTTGGAGGAGCAGGTCGTATTGTCACTAAGGTTATCACTGGTGTTCAGGCAGATAGTGCTAGTGATAGTAGTATCCTTAATCAGTTCCATGCTATTGCACCAGAAGCTCATTATCAATTTGGTCAAGCTCCTGCGGCAGGAAAACAAAATGGTTCATTAACGGTAAATCTCAAATACAATGATAGATTCTTATATCCTATTGATGTTACTAATCCTGCCCGTCAATTCCATAACACTGCTCAGGCAGAAGGTATGGTTCCATTTGTAACTCGTGAAGAGTTCTGTGCAGAAGGTGTTGCCCTTACCTCGGATACATTTGAAGGATATGCTCAAAACACGGGTGATGGTGGAGATGAGAAGGGTGTCCTTGGTAGATTCAATTGGTTATCATATCGTCTAAACCGTAATGAAAGAATCAATAGCCGTGGTATTGAATATTTCTGGAAATATGAAGGTTTAGATGATGATGGTGGATCATACACACAAAGAACCTGGTTAGAACTCGCAAAGGCAACCACCATCTCTGGTGGTTTTGCCTCTTCGGTATTTATGTAAATCGAAATAACATTTTTATGCATAAATTAATTTTTTTTAAATTCATATAATATAAATATGAGTCAGGGACCAGGACCGACACCATATAGTCAAACAATTTTGTTGGATGCTAATAGGAGATCTTCTGTTGAGTTCTCTGCTAGTAATTTAGCAGATACAGATACGGCTCTATGGACAAATCAGGTATCATCGGGTATTACATTAGATATTGGAGATCAGGTATCAATTCAATCTGCACATATCGCACAAAGGGGAGCTGGTGGAGATATCATTGAATTTGCTGGTAAGGTATTGGGACAAAAAAATATTTCATACACAAGATCAATATCATCATCTTATGTTGGAACAGGTATTTATAATATAAATGGACAGACAACTGCTCCTAGTATCTATGCTATTCAGATTACACCAGAGGGTTATGCCTATGAAGAATCTGAAACAGTGACAGAACAAATACAAGAAAAAGATAATGAAGCATCAATAGTTATTTCATATCATAAAAATACAAATGGTGAAAATTATATTACATTGCCTCGTAATCATGGTAGTGCTTCTGGAATATATTCTCCTTCTTATCTTGCGGCGACTACATCAGAAAAACAATGGGAAGTCCCTGATGGATATGATGTTGGATGTAATACTATGAATCAAAATGCATCACATGTTTTTGAAGATGATTTTAAAGAAACAGTAGGTGCTCGTGCTCGTCCTAGTGGAGTAGATGATAGAGAATGTACATTTAGGAAAGTAAAGAATGATAATAAAAGATTTACATTATTCAAACAAAAACGAATCGTTTGGAATATGGGTTATGTATCATCAGCATCAGCAACAGAATATTTAAGAAATCAAAAAGTATTAACAGATGCTAGTGTTCCGGATAGTGCTAAGTGCGATCCTGCATTACATGATTATGTTTGGTATAAAGAAAAAAAGGTAATTAAAATTCCACAAGGTTATAATTCACCAGCTAATGTAGCAGCAGAGGTAACAAATTATTTAACAACAACTGATGAACCTATATTTATTAGTGACAGATATTATGGATCACAAGAAAATTCTGTCATAGTAAATAGCACATTAAATAGGGCTTTTCCTTGTACAAATTGGACTTTATTTAACAGATACATGTCAAGACAATATTTTAATTCAAATGCCTCATTCGTTGGCGCTCCTGGTCCTCCGTCTGAGAATACATCTTTTACAGGTGGTGGTGATAAACAAATGGCGACTCAATATTTAAATTCTTATGCCTATGTTGGTTTTAAAAGACCTGAGATAGTTGAAGCGGGAAGAGATGCTTTTGCATACAATGGGTTTAAAACACTGGGGACAATGTCCGTAGCAAATGCTTCAACACAAAAACTTATGACAAATATACCATGGAATGAAGAAAATTTATTAAAAATAAAAACATTATTTGATGCTCAGAAGTTATATCCTGAATTGATTCGTGGTGGTTTAACTCAGGGAAGAACTAATTATACAACTACTTTTAATTCTACTAGTGCTTCTCTTGGTGCATCTTTTGCCGAAGAAGCTAGGTTCTTACATATAGATTTGAATAAGGCTGATGCTGAATATGAACCATTAGGTGATGATATGTATAATGTTTCTTATGTTAGTGGTACGATTGCTCCTCCTTCTCCTATTTTAGCTGTTGATAAATCATCGACACCAATATTTGTTGCATTTAATAAAAATTCATCATATCTTACAAGTAATGAATCAGATGGTCAAAGTTATCAAAAATTAGTTTATGGATTTGCTCAGAAGAATACTTTAACTCTTGGTGTTGATAATCCTTTGATAACATTTTTAACAGAAGAAATAGGTGGTATTCCATCATCTTATTATTCAAGTAGTACGATAACACAATTTACCAAACTTGGTTATGATTATCATTTTAATGGTTATGGTAATGCCGCGATAATATTATCATCAGGATTTGCTCCCGTTCAATATTATGGATATCAGGCTTATGCTGGTGCAGAATTATGTAGGAATGTTTATGTAGGATCAAATAATCCTGCTTTTGCATGGAATAGTCAAGAATCGAGATTTGAATTTGAAAATTTACATACCGCAGAAAAGGTCGGTAATTTTTACAATGCTGGTGATCCTGATCCAACTACTGTATTTGGTCCTCCTGCATCAGCACAAGCAGATGAAGATTGTTATAAAATTGATAAACAATTGCACTACACGACCTGGTCTCCATCAATGTTTCCATATTCAGTAATTACAACCTCAGGTAGTAAGACAGATCAAAAATCATTTCCACAAGTAAATCCAAATCTTGAATTTGATATTTTTTATGATAGTCATTGTGGTGTAACATTAGAAGATATGGGTTATAGTGAAAAAAATTGGGATCAGGGTTTATGGGGAATAGTTGGATATAATTATAATCAATTCAATCCAGAAGGACCAAATATTAAAAACAGATTAATTGAGTATCAGGATGATAGTATAAATGTAATACGCATGACTACAAATGCAGATATTAGTTCTGTTGATAGCCAGACATTCTCAACAAATGTGTGGTCAACTAATCTTTACACACAACAAACGAATTCACAAATTAATTATTTTAATGCTTCTAGAAATTTCAGCAGTTTTACAGATACACCTGACAATGAAGTTGCTCCTACATCTGTTGTTTTGGCAAACAGCACAAAGATAACATCTGCAAAATTACCTAGGAGAATATTAAGGGGATATTTTTTAATTAATTCAGATATCTTAGATCAGGCAAATTTTTATCAAACAGCGAATCCTTTGGCTACTCTTGCTATGGTTGGTAAATATAGTGGTGCTAATGGATTTATTCAATATGATGGTGGTGGTGCAGTTTTTACTGTCACAAGAAAAAAAACTCTTACATCGATAAAAACACAGATATTAGATCCAGAAGGAGGTCTTGCACAAATAGGTGATAACAGTGGTATAATTTATCGGATAGACAAGACCATACCTACCGATTTAAAATTCGGTGAAAATTTATTATCAGGTGTTTATGGAAAATCACCGAAATAAATCAGGATCAATCATTAATAAATTATTATGAAATCTTTTATCACCACCCCAAGTTTTTTCATATCTAATTCTTTTAGTATGCCATTCATTTTTATATGGTCTCAATTCTTCTAATCTCTTAGCATTACATATTCTCACACATTCTCTTCTTTTTTCAATATTCATAACAGCATCAGATCTATTAATACAAATAATATTATCAATCCAATATTGCTCTCTGGTTTCTAATTCTCTTTTGGAATTACAAGGATATCTTTCAATTAAAATAATTTTACAATTTTGTCTTAATTTATTATAGTCACGAAATATTTGATGAGTTCTAAATCTTGTTTTTAATTCAGATGTTGTTGAACCAACATAAACTTCATCATTAGATTCATCGATAATTTTATAAATTTTACCATTTGAATAATCAGGCATTGTGTTTACAATATTAATTGTTAATTTAGTTTTAAATCAAATTTTAGAAGATATCTTCCAAATGCTACAAATAAAAAACCCTT